GGCTCTCCTCTGTATCAGATTTTTGGTCGAATCAAGTATACAACGCAGGAGCGTCTGCGCTTATTTTTTTGCCAAAAAAGCCAGGAACCACGCATGTTTAACGTGATTTCCAGCTTTCAAGTTTCAGGTATCAACAAGTAGCAGGCAGACTGCTAATCAGCATCCACCGCAACAAGGCGCACATAGGCATCAGCATTTTTTTCAACATACGCCGTATCTTGACTATCTGCATAACCACCTTTAGTCTAAGCGATAGCTGTTCCACCATATTTATAATTGGTGAACCCTGCCTCTGGTTCAATCAAAGATTGTTGAAAGACAGTCCAATACTCAAACTGGGAAACAGATTGCGGATCGCCCCAATTATATTTGACATACTGACCAGAACAGCTGCCAATTCCCGTGGATACGTGCCGAACGTTTTTGAAGCCAAGGTCGGTAGCCCACTGCTTCCATTCCTTTTCAGACCAGAATTGACCTACGGTATCCAGTTCTGCCAATTTCTGCGCCAATTTCTGGGATCGCGGATCATTCTGGTAAGGGGCGAGCCCATCTTGAGCTCGCCGGGCATTGACCAAAGCCATGAAGTCCGTATTCACTTGATTTAAGTCCAAACTAGCAATCTGGCGATTGACTAGCCGGCGATACTCCGCATCACTGTATTTAGATGCGTCCACTTTCTAACTAACCGGGGGATCAGTCTGGTTGCCAGTATCCGGAACGGTCGTTCCGCCATTGGTGGTATTGCTGCCGCCGTTAGTAGAACCATTGCTATTACTGCCAGAATTGCTGCCATTGTTTGACGTGTTTCCACCATTGCCAGTCGGCCAAGCATAATTTTCTTGCTTCGCCTTGTCCGCATTGACGATTGTGGCCTGATTGGAATTGATTCAAACATTATCGCCGATCAGATACCATCAGACGCCTTGCGGGTCTGTCGTGACGATCAGCACCTTCCAGCGGCTGCCGCTGCGACCTGATCTTTTTTAACCTGCGGATAGGCAACCTTGTAAGCCCGTGTCCCATTGGTATCTTTAAGATATTCGTCTGCAAATATTTGTTGCTTTGGTGTCACATTGATCACCCACCTCCTGTACAAAATAAAAAGACGCACGGTTTGCACCGTTATCCACAGCTTTGCCTGCCACCTGCTCACCATCAATCCAAATATCTGGAACGTCAGTGACACTATCAAATTCGGTCCGTACTCGTTTCAAATCAAACCACCTCCGCGTATTAAAAAAGCCGCACAACGGCGGCTTCCTAAAGGAGAAAATGAAGAAAAGCGAATGATGGGAGTCGAACCCACATCGACAGGTTGGAAACCTGTTGCTCTACCACTGAACTACATTCGCAAATTGACGGGCGAGACGGCAGCCCCATCATGTAACCACATCCCGGAATAGTTGTGGTAGCTTGTACCTCTTGCGCTAAGAGGCCCTCGGTGACGCTTCTAAGACGTCACTCCATCACTCATATATGTAGACGGGCCAAAGCCCGCCAGATAATTGGTGCACCGCTCTTTTAAAATGATTCCAGGGGTGAATCAATATTTACGGTTTGCCGGTATCTCAATTATCTCATGCTACCATTATCACTGATTCAAACTGGGATTAATAGCGTTTCTAGTACCATCTTTATGCGAAACCATTCCGCGCTCCTCAGCTAGTAGCCAAAGCATGGCATATCGCTTCCGGTAAATCTGAGAATGGGCATAGCCAATCAGATTGCCCACGGTGTCCCAGTCGTAGTAATTTGATGAGCAATATCGCAAATCGAAAATTTGGCGCTGCTCCTTGTCAAATCTGGCAATTGCCCGGTTGCAGTCATCCCGCAAACTAATTAAGTATTGCAGCCGTTTGTTGGACTCCCGCCGTTGCAAAATCGCTTCTTGGGGCCGTGATATTGCAGATGAACGCCCGCCGCCAACATTCTGATCTGATGGTGTCCATGGATGGTCAATCTCATAAATTTTTTCGGCAATCTGGTGGTTCACAGTCTGGAAATCCTCAAACAGTTCATCTAAAGCGGCGAGTTTCTTCTTCGACAGTTCTTCCAATGGACCACTACTCCTTATCAATTGGCTTCCCGTTAACCCTAATTGACTTGGGAACCAGGCCAGCTTGTTTCAACCCTTCAATCGACGCTCCGATTCTCTCGTGAAAATCGTCGTTATCAATCATCGCCGCTGCCTGTGTGTATGAAAGAAACACGTACACACCAATCGCAAAAATCACGAACGCAATTTTAATCCACAGCAGTGGTGCAATAAGCGCCCCGATAAAACCCAACACAGACGGTGCTCCGTTTAGCAGCAGTTTCTTAAAGTATTTCAGTTTACGCTCACGCACTGATATTCCCTCCATTTGCCGTTTCTTCTACCTTCATTATACTTGATTACTAAGTGCGGGCTTTTAGCAAATCCTCCACACCATTCTTATTCTTGTACCGGTAAACGTACTTCAAGATGTTGCCGACCAGAAAGGTCCGGGCTGAATTGCCGTACAAATCGTAGCCCATGATATCCAGTCAAATACCCTTTACCAATTCGTACCACTTTAATTTCTGCTGTTTTATTTGACATAGCCTTTTGCCTCTTCCCGTTCGTAGTCTTGCAATTTCAATTCATCAATCTGCCGCTCCGTAAACAGTTCAGTCAGGTCGTCGCTTTGCTCTTCAATTTCCTGAACTTCTTGGTGGACCTTACGATCAGGCCAAACCCGGTGGGTATACACGTATACTTGGTCTGTCCCGGGCACGTAAACTCGGTACAATTTGTCAGGCTGTGGCTCTGGGACCCAGCCATATAAATAGGCGTACATAAGCAGCTGCTGGTGATGTTCATCAACATAATTACCTTTATTCCTTAACCAAACACTTACCTCTCTGGGCATCATGGACATATTCAACAACCATTCTGGCACACCTTGCCCCGTGCATTTACCTACCCAGTCCCCCACCACTTTGGGTAATACGGTTTCTTCAGGATATGGATTGATAGCATCGATCATACCGTCCATCGCTTCAATCAACCCGCCAATGGTAAGTCCGTGGTCTAAATACCACTTCCGTACAAAATACTTTGCTTCTTCTTTATTCATCATTTACCCTCCGTTCTGTTCCACTTGCCATATTTATCTTGGTACCAGCGTCCACGATTGATCGCCCAATCCCCTATAAATACCGTGTTATGCTTGTCCAGTCCCAGCCTGAAAGCCGAAAGCTTGAAAAGCTTAATTACCTCAGCCTGAGTTCCCAGGTACCGTTCTTCCTCGGTTTCAAAATTGTACAGACGAAAATGTGCAATCGGTGGTCGGTGGATATGGACATCATGCATCAACTTGTTAATCCAGGACGGTGAGATACCCGAAATATCAGCAATTTCGTATGGCGAAAGACCCTGAAGAATTTGGCTTCTAACATAAGCAATGCGTTCCGCCTGATCAGATTTCTTTGCTTTGCTTACAGACACATTTTTCTTCTTACGCGGCTCTTCTTTCTCAATTGCTGCATGGATTGGGCCCCACCGTGGATCGTCTCGTGGGGCGCGCTCTTTTTCCAGCTTAATGATTTGCTCCATCAGTTCTGGATGTTCCGATAGCCTAGCCACATCAATTACCCCCTGTGCTGCCGAAACCGCCATTGCGGGCGCCTGTGGCTGTATCGTCGTCGGTCAACAGGTAACTGCGGAAAATACCCTGCATGATGCGGTCGCCGGCATTGATGACGGCTGGCACCTGACCGATGTTCCAGAATTGACCCATGATTTCGTGTGGGTAGTAGTCACTGTCGATGATTCCGATGCTGTTCGGCATTACCAAGTGCCGCTTGCGTGGCAATGATGATCGAGAAACCAGCTCCAAATACTCATAGGGACCAAGTTTCGCCTTGATACCCGTCGGAATCAGCACAATCTTGCCGGGCTTAATGACCACCGTTCCCGCTGCTGCAATGTCGTAACCGGCAGAATACGCAGTTGCCCGTTGGGGCATTGGGCCGGTATACCCGGCGATTGGTTCAAAATGTCGTTCCATCAAATAGATACCTCCAAGTCTTCGTTAGTTGCGTTGACAATTCCTTCGTCCGTTATCGCAACAAACCAATCCCAACGGCCTGATCCTTTTCCGATAACCTGGCCCCGTTTACCCTTGAATCTTGGTATCGGTCCTACGTAGCGGACGGTCTCTCCGATGTGGTGTGTCATCTTCAGTCTCCTTCAATAATTTTCAGTGCGTCTTCCACAGAGCGGGCGACACCGTACAGTACCGGCTTCGTGCTTAGCCACACTGCAAAGCGTTCCTGGTCCGGTCGTAAACGGCCGGTTTCGTTCTTTACTTCAATAAAGAAAAATTTCCCATCACCCTTGCGGAAACCAAACAGGTCTGGAAATCCGCCGGGTAATCCTGTGGTAAAATACCGTCCATCGCTCTGCTTAACCGTGCCTACATTTGCCCGAAAAATTGAATGTCCAGCTTTCGAGACAGCCACTCGGATATCGTTTTGAATTTTTGCTTCTGCTGTCATAGAGTCGCCTCTTTAATTGGTATAGTTTTTCGTGGTGGTCACTAGCAATTAACATGACCGGGGTGCCTTTGTGAATAAATTATCCTTTCCAGACCAATTTTACCTTCGCCAGGTTTACATAACTCTAACCGTGGTCACTAGAAAAAGTTAGTGACCACGGGGCTCTTCCTTAGATTCTCATAGGTTTGACCCCTGGTGGTCACGTGGTCACTAACTTTCAAACTTTTCTCGTTTGGCGCGCCGTTTCCCCTTAATAGTATTAATTAATATTATTGTTTAAGGAAAAAGAGGTAGTAGTGACCACGATGGGGATTCAGCCTTACGGCCATGCGGGTCTAGGTGTGGTCACTAACTCGCAATTTAGTGACCACTTAGTGACCACTAGTGACCACCCGCCGCTCATAGCCCCGAGTGGATAGGCCGTCAATCCTCTTCTTTTTGGCTCTCCATCCCGGTTGGTTGTCCATGATGTACTTGATTTTCTTGGCCAGGGCTCGATTAGTGACCAGGTTGTTCTCGCCCATCAAGGACGCCAGCTGATTACTGGTAATGAAATCGTCGTGCCAGGTCTGGAGCAGACGTTCAATCTCGTCCTCCACTGCGTCTACATACATGAAGTTACGCCGATGTTCTTCTAGCATCTGCACCTGGTCTTTTGTCAGCGCGAAGCTGAACCCGGCTTTGTAATAGCTGACGAATTCGCCCCACAGCTGCTCCACCAGAGGTGGCTTTAGGTCCGTTACTGGGTGATACACCTGTGCGTCCAAGTCGACCATGATCGGCAGGAACCGGCGTTCACCGGTCTTATCCTTGAGGTACGTATCTTCGTTGGTCGTCCGGGCCATCACGAAAGACTTAGCCCGCCGTTCTGGCCGTCGATTGTATGGTGACCGGAATTCCAGCTGTTCAGCGGATACGAATTTCTTCAGGTCCTCGAAGCTGCTATTGTTGGTGGCCGTCATCTCATCGTCATTGAGGATCAACGCCCGCAGCATGATCGCGTAACTGTCCTTATCTTTGAAGTCGGTGAACTGGTCGGTGTAATACTGCCCGCCCATCCGCTTCAGCAGCGTCGTCTTCCCAGCGCCCTGACCGCCGACTAGGTCCAGCACGTAATCGAACTTCATATCCGGTTGGTAGACTTTGGCCACCGCTCCGACGAAGAACAGCTTCGTAATGAGCGTGGTCACCGGAGACATCGGCGCCCCGAGAAATGTCGGCAGAAACGAATCCGCCCGTTCCTTCTTGTCCCAGTGCTGATAAGCCCTCTCCATGTACTCCTTCACCGGGTTGTACGCGTTGTCCCGCGAGACCTGGATCATTGCGGCGTTGAAGGCCTTGTCGTTGAACAGCACGTAGTATTTCTTCTCCAGATAGTTCAGGCAGAGAGAGACGATTTCATCGACCATCTGACCCTTAGCGATGTGCATCTGCTGGATTGGCTTCACCACGTCTACCTCGTGGGTGAATTCGTTGTACCGAAACGTGTTCATCAGCAGTGGATCGTGTTCGAGGGCCAGGACGACGTTATTAATACTGTTTGGGACCGGCATTCCGGTTTTCGTGTTGACTCGGAAATTAATGGTCATCGGGACAACGTTATTCTGCTCCGCCGCCAGTTGCTGCATTGCCTTCTTGTTGGCCAAGCTTCATCATCTCCCGTCGGTGCAGCTCTGTTTTGATAATGCTGTCAAACGTTTTCTCGAATTCCTTCTCATCGAGTGTCTTGGGCGTGTTGGCATTGGCCTGCTTAGCCAGTTCATAGGCCACTTGCGGATCCACATTACGAATCAGCAAAGCGCCAACGAAGGTGGCTAAGGCATTGTTCCGGCCGCCGGTCTCACCGAGTCCCTTGACGATCTGCTCAAACAGTTCCGCCGTGTTGGACTTGTGGCCCTTGAAGGCGGCTGGCCCTTGATAGGCAGCCTCTGCCGGCACGTCACGGTTGATGTCCTCAATGAGAGCGGCTGGCGGTTCAGCCATCGGCAGCTTGTTGGCCCACTTGTACTGTCCGCTGCCGACGGTACTGGGGGCAATCATCACGTAGTTATTGATGTGGGCCTTGACGTCCACCCCTGGCAGCCAACCGATATGCTGACTGACTTCGGTACCTTGAGGCTTGCGGTAAAACAGCTGCTTACCGCCGTGAGCCGTTGTCTGCATGAGCGTCTTCGGAAACCAGTTAAAATGTTTCAGCTCCCGAATTGATTTGAATCCGTCGGCTCCCCCTTCATGCCGGTCGATGTCGACCACGAAGAAGTCAACGGTCCGCACTGCGATCTGGGCATAGGGCTTCAGCAGCCAGATTTTTTCAATGTCTGATTCGGTCAGCGCGGGTTTATCCGCGAAAGTGATGAGCGGTTTCTTGTCCACCATGGGCAGCACGTAGAATCCGTTTCGTGCGTAATACTTAGCATAATTCACAAGATTCTTCATAAGTCCTCCCTTCTAACGGGCTTCTCACCCGTCCGGCGGTCTAATGACACTGCATCAGCTGATGGTCAGAAGGGAAGATCGTCGTCATCGATGTCGGTATCGTCACTCTTGGCGTCGCCCAGCAGGTCGTCATCATTGGACCGTAGATCCTTCGGCAGGTCCTTATCATCGACAGTAATGGGCTCCGGCTGTTCGGCTGGTTCGAAATCGTAATTCTTGTACGGGTACTGAGGATTCTTCTTGTTCTCCCGCACGGTGAGGTCCATCGTGACGATCTTGCCAATCGCTTGGCCGAAGTTGAAGGCCGCCACTAGATGGTCGATGTCCTCCCAGTCCTCCGGCTTAAGGGTAATGTCGCAGGCGTTCGCCAACTTGGCGATGAGCTTAATATGGCTGGAGATGACGCTGTCAGGGACTTTCTTACCACTCGCGGTGGTCTCATCGAGGTTGAACATGTTGTAATCCTTGGTACTGACGTGTTCGCCAGCATTGACTTCGGTGATGATCCGCAGACCGTCCCAGCCGCCGGGGGTGACGTGGTGGTCGAACGTGTTGACGATGACGGTATATTTCCCGGATGGCAGCCCCTCGAAGGAATTGGCGCTGTCCTTGGTTGCATCAAAACCGGCTAATACTTCTTGTGCTTTATCGAGTAAACTCATTATTTATCTTCTCCTTTAGTTTGAGGGCGTGTAGAAAACACGCCAGGGATATTGTTGAGGACACGCAAGATGCCCTTGTCCGTGATGTCGTCACGGTAATACTTCCGCCGCTGGTCGGTGATTCGGCGGATGTAGTTGGTGCCCACTCGCTTGGTTTGGATGACCAGGTCCGAGTTGCCGTTGATCACGTTGTAATATTTTGTCTTCAGGCTCGGAATTTCCCGCGCCTCGGTACCGACACCGTCGTTCACTTCGGCGATCCGGCTAATGTAAACGACGTTCATATCCAACGCTTTAAGCTCCAAGATAAATTCTTGAAAAATCGTGTTGAACATCGCGAAGCCGCGGCCATACGGCACATCAGGCAGCGTCTCCACCCGATTCCGGATAGCGATGGCCTGCTCCAGCATGACGACCAGGTCATCCACGACATCGACCACGATGGTCTGATAACCATGTTTTTCGTTCATGAGTGCCAGGATGATTTCGTCCAGCTGCTTGATGACGTCTTGCCGGAGGGTGCTGTTGGGCCCTTTAATATTGCGAATCTGGATCGAGGGCGCCTTATTCTCCAGAGCGTTCCCATCCGTGTTGAGAAATAGCGGATTAGGGAAATGCTCGGCGAGATAAGACTTGCCGCTCATCGTCGCCCCCCAGATGAAGAAGTTGTGGGGCACGTCGATGGTTTTCTGCGGTTCGTTCGGTGGCAAAATACTCAACGGATAAAACCTCTTTTCTTAGCCTGGTACCACGCCCAGCCGGGTTTGTAACCGTGCAGCTTGGCGTAATACTGTAATTGGAGATAGTCCTCCAGCTGTTCTGGCCGTTTATCGGCCAGCTATTTGTACAATTCACTCGATCGGATCATGCGGGCAATCTTGATACGCTTCTGGGCGGCCGCCGATGGGGTGACTTCCACTAGGTCCACATCAACGTGCTGCGGTCCGTCGTTGTTGTCTTCCTTGGCCAAAGGGTGTCCGCAAAACGGACAGGTCGTTCGGCCCTTGCGGTAGAAACTTGCAAAGCAATACGGGCAGGTCGTTGGGGACGGAATATCGCTACGGTTTTTTTCTTCTTGCCCTCACCCGCCATCTGCCAATTACGTTCGTCGGTGGGTAGGCCGAAGCGGCTGAGGTTATCCACGTGGTCGATGATGATCGCCGTCTTCCCTTCTCGCGGGTTCATCGCTCGCATGGAAAACTGCAGGAACAGCGAAAGCGATTGCGTTGGCCGCATCATGATGACGCAATCCACATTCGGTAAATCCAGTCCTTCAGTGAACAGCTCCGCATTAGTCAGGACGGTGATCTTCCCCTCGCGGTACTGCTTGATGAGCCGATTCCGCTCCTCCTTTGGGGTGGCCCCGTCAACTTCTGCCGCCGTAATGCCGGCCGCATTGAAACTGTCGGCCAGGTGCCTGGCTGAGGCCACGTTGTATGCGTAAGCGATGGCTTGCGTGCCATCAGCGTGTTCCTGATACATCTTCACGGCATTACTGAATACCTTCGGTTTCATGGCGTCAGCAACGGACGCTTCGTCGAACTCGCCGTTCGCCTTAAGTTTGAGTCCAACTGTCTCGATGCCCGGCGGGCAGAAGTACCGGATCGGTGCCAGAAAGCCGTTTTTGATGAGCCAGCCCATCTGCTGACCGGGAGGCAGTCAGCTACATCCCCGAAACCCGCCCCGCTCATGCGCCAGGGAGTGGCTGTAACCATGATCCGCACAGCATCGGGAAAAGCGTCGATGATCCGGCGGTAGGACTTTGCCAACACGTGGTGGGCCTCATCAATTAAGATGACTGCTGGCTTAGGGATGGTGCCGGTGTGCCGTGTAAGTGTCTGAACCATGCCCATGGTGACCAGCGACATGTCAACGTCATTGCGCTTAAAGGTTTGCCGCGCCTGGTCCACCAGCTCCTTGCGATGGACCACGAACAGCACCCGGTTGCCCTTAAGCGTCGCCCGTCGAGCAATCTCGGCCATGATGACTGTTTTTCCTGTGCGAGGTGGCTGCTGCACCATGATGGCTCGCTTGCCTTCACGCATGGCGCCGACGATACGGCTGATGGTAAGCTGCTGGTAGTTGCGCAGCTTATACATGGTGCCCGTCAGAATCCTTGATAATGAGATTATCCATCGCCCACAACAGCATGGTCTCCACTGTGTCTCTCAGCGATAAGTTGGCGTCGGCGGCGACTGCCTTAACTTTCTGATGCATTTCGGCCGAGATAAAGATAGGCATAGTGCCCTGTGACTTTTTGCCGCCCCGGACGATGACCAGCTTGTTCTGGGGTGTGACGTCTGTTTTTGGTTTCATGATGTTTCTCTCCTAGCGGATCCGTGGTGACCAGTTGGTTTTTAGCTCTGCCCCAACAACAGTCGTGCCAGCTTCCAGGGCCGCTTTGATTGACCGTTTGTCCACAACGTGTGTGACTTTCTTCGTCACAAATTGTGGTGGCAACAGCCGGTAGTCATCCGGTACCTGCACCGATGTTGATGCCTGAATCCAGACTGTCAGCGTGGGTGTTTTCACTTTATTAATTCCGGCGACCTGGAAAGCGTCAGTCAATGCTTGTTTCAAGCGATCACGATTACTTGTCAGCCCTCGCTGACGATCATTTAGTCGCTTGATTTCAGAGTCCACTTCGGCAATATCGTTATCTACCGACTTAATGACGTAAGCGTAGCCAACCGCCTTCTCCTCGATGCCATCCTTGATGGATGCCAGCGTGTCTTTAATTGCTTCCGGGTCGCTCTCCGGGTCGGCAGCTAATGCTGCCACCCTAGCGTAAGCACCCTGCAAATCGTATAATGTAGCCATAGTTAATTTCCTTTCTTGACCGTAGACGTGCCAGCGTCTGCGGCCTTTTCATTGGCTTCAATTTCGTCGATGTACTCAGTTAACAACCGGATTCGCACCGAGTATGTCAGAGCCTCATCATCATTGAAGTGTTCGCCCTCGATAATCATTTTGGTCAGTGCTTCCACGTTGTCTTGCCGATCACCGACCATTTCCCGATATAAATGAGTAGCTGACGTTTCGTAAATACTGGTTAGCATTACCGTTCCTCCATTTCTTTCTTGCGGTAGCTGATCAACAACCGCATGTAAATGCTGTCTGCTAACCGCTTCTGCCAATCGCTTGACGCTTGTGCTCGGTATGCTTCGACTGTCTATAACCGATACTGATCAATTGGTTCCATTAAGATTTGCCGCCTTTGATTGCATTCTGGGCGATTTCCGGAAACCACTTTTTCATGAACTCTCCAAATGCTTCCGGCTCACATGTATAGCCCTTGACGCCTTCACGCGGGTACATTACACATTGCCCTCGCAGAACTTTCATGAACCGCGGAACTTGAAACACGTTGTCTGCAAACCAAGTTGGATTCTGGTGATATCGTTTTACCAATTCCGGCATTGTCCACCAGCCAGCCATGTCCGCTCTTGCGAGAGCAGTATCATGTTCAGCCACATATTCGTCGTCAACGACGTGAAGCCCAGTTGGTAGTTGGATCATCAGAGCCATTCCGTTGACGTTGGCTTCTATTTTTGTCCCCAGTAGCATGATGCTCGCCTCCTTTCCAATTGCTCCGGAGTAGCTTGACAACTTCGTGCCGGTTGACCCAAACTGCTTTACCTTCTGACCAACAGGCACTGATGATGATGCCGCCAATGATGGCGGACGGGATGTCAATGACTAACATGCCAATCAACCCTTTCATAATTTTTCATGGTTCAACAGCTTCCAGAAGTGGGATAATTGTGGCGTCACAGGAAGTAGGTGAACAATATGGATGACGGCTTTAACGATTTAATCAACAAGCTTGAACATGCGCAGCATGAGCTGGAATCAATGAGTGGAACTCATAATTACAAATGGTCCGAGCTGTTTCCAGATAGCTTTATGAAAGAGCATACGAAGTCAGCTTCAATCGACAGCTTCTTTTCCGATTTAGGCGTGACGGACAAAGAATCGTTTGATGCTCTTCCACAAAAAAACCTGGAGAAAAAAGTTCAATCGGAAACAGACTTTGAATCCTGGCGTGCTATGAACGAGAAGGCAACTGCGGAATTGGTGCTCCGCCGAACTGGCCTTTCATAAGTTCATTCACTTGATTCATCGTTGTCTGTAATTGCTTTGCTTGGGTAATTGCTTGGTGAAGCAGACTGGTTAAATCTGTGACGTCCAATGTCACGTTCGTACTCATGTCTGCTGAAATCTTAGAGTGTCCATTGATGTTGCTTGCATCGATGGGCATTTTTCTGTTTTGTTCGTTCATTTCGAAGCCTCCTTCAGCTCTGCTTTAATCGCTTGAACACCTTTATCGAAGTAAACCCATTGCGGTACCTCTTTGTCGCTGTAGCGGGATTTGCTGTTGGTCCAGCGGCCGTATTCGTTTTGGCCAGGCTGGTCAGCTTTGAGACCGAGACGGTTAGCAATACGTCCAACCTTCTGACCAGATGAGATACCGAGCTTCTTTGCCACCTCGCCAGCGCTGTATTCTTTCTGCTTCATGACTGGGATCGTCATCTTGCCGGTCAGCTCTTTGGCGGCCAGGGCAAGAAGCGACTGCTGCGAATACTTTGAATCAGTGTGCAACGCGATCCGATAGAGAGCATTGGCTCGCTTGGTCTTCTCGCGGGTGATTGCCAACTCGGCCTGCTGCATTGGATCTAGTTTTTTTACCGGAAGCCGTTTCAGAGTCGATTCCATGGCGTTAAACGCCTGGATGTACTGAAGTTTAAATTTGTCGGCTGTTTGACCGGTGAAGCCAAAGGCGATGAAAGTGAATCCATCACGATTCAGGTAGTACAGTTTCTGGCCACGGTTCCGGCCGTCTTTGTAAGTTCCCTCAGCAAACATCTTCTGGTAATCGGCTGAATTTTCAGCCGATTGGATCTTGGCTTCGATGGCTTGGATTACGTTCTTGTGGTCCTTGCCGAATACCTCTGCCACTCGCAGGCTGGTGGTGACCGCCTGCTTGTCGTGCATGATTACCAGTTCGTTCATTCT